GCGCTGTTGGTGATCAGCACGCCGTTGGTGTCGTAAAGCGCGACCATGATGTTGTCGGTGCCGACCGTTGCGCCGTTGAGCACGCCGATACCGGTCCATTGCGCCACATGCGGAACTTGGATTTCCGCCCGGTACCACGTGCCGGCGACATGAACCGCAGACGTGCCCAGCGAAGCAAAGGCCAGAATCGGCACATTCGGCAGGATGCGCGGACCCTGAACCGTTGCCGGAGCAGAAGAGCCGCCAGTCGCGACAGACTGCAAATTGCCGCCGAACGTGCCGCGATCGAAAGCGCCTTGATATCGAGTCGCGAACGACTGCGCAGGCTGCCCGGTAGCAGCAACAGCGTAACCTTGAGCGATCAGAGCGGCTTCGGTGTCGTCCGGGCCGATGAAGATTGCGCCGGTGGCGAAAGTCCCATACGGGCGAAGAAGTGTAACAGCCATGTCAGTTCTCCTTAGACCGAATAGACCTTGGTGGACAGTTCCGGATACGTCGCTGCCCAACCGAACAGCACGTCGAGACGCATGATGCTGTTGTCGTTGGTGCCGTCGTAGAACTCCGTCACTTTGATCGTGAAACCGTTGTAGGTCTCCTGCGCCACGTCGATGACGCCTTTTCCGCCAGGCGGCGCCCACATCGGGACCATTGCCAGGGTGAAAGCATCGCGGTGGTATGCGACGTTGCATTGGTATGCGGTCGATGCAGCGCCGACAACCAGGAACGGGCTTCCCGTGGTCGGTGATGCGGTGACGTTTTGGAATGGGCCAGAAGTGACGATTGCCGGGCTGATCGGAATGCTCGTTGCAGCCGCCGCAACATCGGCGGTCACGACGAACTGAGCGAGAACGCCCGTACTCTGCCGGGACTGCGGATTGACCGCAAAGCAACCAGGGAAGGTGACGATCTGTCCTCGAGTCAGCGTGCCGCCGAGGCCAACAACGGTGACCGCTGCGCCAGTCTGCCCGGCGCCGTTGACGTTTGTACCGGCGACGTTCTGCGTGCCGTTGGTGTGCGTATCAACGTTCTGGTCCATGCCGTAGGCAAGGCCCAGCGAATCGACCATCAGGCCGCTCCCAAACTGCTTGCTGACGGTGCCTTGCGCATTGAACAGGCCCGAGAACCCGGCGACGGTCGCCGCGTTGAGGCCCGGACCCATCACGAAAGCACGGCGCTTGTCGCGAGGCGCGCCCATCTCGTCGAGACGGCGATTCGCGGCCGTCACAATGTTGACAGCGTCGATCTGCGTGGTCGGCAGTGCGCCGGTCGGGTTCAACGTGTTGTAAGTGTTGAAGTGGGCCAGTGCGAGGCCCTGCCGGTCGATCTCGTTCGCAATCGGCGCCATTGCCGCCGCGAGCTTGTCCTCCAGCTTCGTAAGGCTGAGCGTGCGCTCCAGGCTGGTGAAGCTCAGGTCGCAGCCGCCCTGACTCAGAGTGATCGGAACGGTCGTTTCCGTCGTCGCCTGCGGGGTTGCCACGCGACCCGTGCGGTAGGTATAGCGCGGCGGCTTCTTGATGTTGATCGTTGCGCCGGGCGCATAGCCGCGGCTCATGTTGCCGGTGAATTCCGCTTCGAAGTCGCGATTGACCATCGAGCTGAACGTCAGTTGATTCTCCAGGATCGCGAGCGATTCCTTCGCGACAATGGAGCAAGTGATAAGCGAGTTTGCCATTTTGGCGTTACCTCATGCAGTGATTATCGACGCGCCCAAGTGGCGCCTTGTTTGGCCCGCATCGCGCGATATGCCTCGTGGTCCATCTGCGCCGGATCGCTTGGTTGCGTTCGCGGCGAACGAGTGACATTCGCTGGCTGTGGTGCCTCTACTACGTGCTTCGCGGAGGGCTTCTCAAGCGCCGCCTCCAGGCGTCCGATTTCACGTGCGGCAGCAGTTGGCGATAATGCGTTGAGCTTTTCGACAACCGAAGGATTCTTGGCCAGATAATACGCCACTTCCGGCCCTTTGTCCGATGTCAATAGGATATCAGAAACTGCCGGAGTGATGGTGACATCAGCAGACCCGACAACTGCGTCGTAATCAGTGAAAACGCTGCGCACAGCATTTTGGCGTTCTGCCCATGATTTCGCCACTTCGCGAGCATCTGCGGCTTTTTTTGCCTGCTCCGTTGATTGCTGCCGGCGATCGAGCGCTTCTTGGACCTTCTGCTCGGCCTTCCACTCGGCCAGCGCCTCGACATAGGTGTCGTAGTCCTGAAAATCGGATGCGGTCGGCTTTTTGGCGACCTCATGCTGCGTCTGTGCAGGCTGCTGATTACTGCGAGACGCTTCTGCAAGCCCTCGCCAGTAAGCCGCTTCGCGCTCTGCGTCGTGCCTGGCGCGCGTCAGTTCATTGATGCGGGCTTGGGCCGACCTACGCTCTTTCGCCTGTGGTGTATCAACGGGTTGCGATTCTTCCTCGTGTTGCGTCGAGTCTGCCGATTGATCGGCGACGGCCTCAGCTTCTGGCGACGCGGATTCTTGCGGTTCTACAACTTCTGTTGCTACGTCTTCGCTCATGGGTTACTCCAGAGTGCCATTTGGCGCATTCTCGGCAGGCTGGCTGACCGGCCGTGCGGTATCGTCTTTGCGGATGGCTTGCTGCGCCTCAAGCGCGAGCATTGGAGCGCGAATTGATTGGAGCTGCGAAGAAATCCAGCCCTTCACCTCCTCAACGTCCAATCGGTTCTCGGCGCGGATGCGCTCCTTCTCGAGTTCAAGCGCGGCGTTCGATTGCGACTTCTCGAGTTCAGCAAGCGCCTGTTGTAACGCTTGCTGAAGCTCCTCGATCTTGTCGCCTGCCTGCTGCATAAGCTGCTTTGTCTGCTGCGGAATCTGCGCTTCGCCTTCGTCGTCCTCGGCAATCAGATCGGCTGGCATCGTGCGTTTGATGCGCTTGGCGATACGCTCCGCTCCAGGCCAATCCATCGCCTCGATCACTTCGTCTCCGGCAACATCCATCAGCTTTGGCCACGATTGCCCGACCTCGATCATGGCGTCGAGCGATTCCTCGCGCAGCGTCGAGTACGACGGTCCTGCCTTCACGACGACATCGTATTGACCGACCGTTACGTCATTGATGATTTTCTCAGCGACGGCGAGCTGCCCGTCTGGTTGTTCGACAACTTGCCGTTGTGGCTGATTGATCTTCTCGAATCCCGGTTTTTCGTCCTCTCCAATCGTGCGGACCATGCGCGGCCCGGAATACACGCGACGCACACCAGAAATGAGCACGCGCCCGCAGTGAATCAGGGTTTTGTTCAGGTTGTCCGTGTAGTGGAAATTCGACAGATCGCCCTGGCGCTTGCGCGATTGAATTGCTTTGCCAGACGTTTCGTTTCCGCGAGCGCCTAGTGATGCGTCGTACACGCCGGTAGTCTGCTTAATTTCGTCCGCTGCGTGCATCGCCATTTGCAGCACGCCGGACGGAACATCGGCCATCGGCTGACGAGAAGGGGCAGGAGCAAGCGTGCCGTTGACGGTTTTCGGCTTGTATTCAAGATACGAGAACGTCCGCACGTTCGCCTGTCGCCATTGCTCCTCAAACCCGGCGAACTGGCCCTCTGCGCCGATATACGGAGTCTTCGGACGCATGCTTACCTCTTCTGTCGCCGAAGTCATCCAGTAGTCGTACATGAGCTGCGAGTCCTTGGCGTCGCGCACCATGCCCGAATACGTTACCTCGCCGTCGATGTCCAGTTCGTTGCCGATGACTTGAAAGACAGGTATCCAGTCAAAAGGCAGCGTCGTTTCCTCGAGCACCTCTGAAAGCTTCTGCTGCCGAGTGCGCGTGCGCGATACGCCTGAATCGACATAGCCTTGCCCGGCGAGCTTGTACCACTTGATTTCCTTGCGCGCGGTCTTGCGTGACTTCAGGACCGTCACGCCTTCTGGCATCTCGATCAAGTCGGAGCGCAGGCCAGTCTCGCCATTGGACAGCAGCAGAAGCTCATCAGGCGTTTCGTGGACGCAGTAGTACTCAGTGATAAGCAGGTCTTTTTCCTCGTCGCCAGATGCCTTTGCGTAGGCCGAAGACGGGTATTCTGCGGCGATTTCCGACACTGGCGCGGTGGAATCAACGAAGCAGTACCGAGCATCAGATCCTGCAGGGCATTTTGACGACGGGTCGATGTGCACCGAGCAGGCATTGCGGATCCGGTCAAACTTGATGACTTGATCGAATGACTCCGGTGATTCGTAATCGGTGATAAGGCGAAAGAATCCTCGCCCAGATGCGGTAGCAAGATGTACCGATGTGTCGTAACACGACGCGGCATCGCTGTCATATTCGATATGCCGAATCATACCCTCCAAGATATTGGCAACATCGCGGTCGGCGTCGTCATCGACAGGATGCACGTGAATCGACGGCCTGTTCTGCCGCTGGTCGTTCGTGATCTGGCGGACGAATGCCGGGAGCTTGTTGATCGTCAGGCATGGTCGCCTCTCAGCCTTTCGCAGTTTCTTTGCGTCCTCCGGCCAGTGATCGCCATTCAGGAACTTCAGGTCTGCGCGAGCGTTCGTGAAGTTCTCGTTGTCGGCAGAAAGGCAAGCGTCATATCGCTTATTCGCCTGCTCGAGAATGTCTGGCTGCGTCTTTTTCATACTATCGTCGCCTCGTGCGGATATCGCACCATTATTGCTGGAGTAGTGTCTGTAGCTTGCTGCAGGATTGCGAAATCAAACGAAGAATACCACTTGACGAGTGTATCGGCATCGACTGGAGAATTGTCGGCAGGAATGACGGACAGGATTATGGCTTGCTGCAGATTATCTGCGTGCTCGCATACTCGACGCATCAATCTAGATGCGACGCCTTCTTTCCTGCGTCCTTGCTCGCAAAATACCCGGCTGACTTCCAACACCTTGTCGCGTATTGACAGCGGCAAGGCATCGCTGCGACCGATGCAACAGCTTGCAGCGCCGTGCCGCACTGTGATTAGCCCATCCATCCGCCATATCCCATGCTGTTCTGTTCGTCGTCGTCTGGCTTGTCTGCCGGCTTCAGCGCGGCAATCTCTCGGCCAGTGCGAATCAGGTATCGTGACGCATCCATCAAGTGATCGTTTTTCTTGACCACGCGGCCCTTGTCGTCGCGCCGGTAGATGCGGTATTCGTTGATCCAGTCCTGGCAGCTTGCGAAGACTTTGAGACGGCCAGCAGACAGAAGCGACCAGACATCATAGATGCCGGCCTCGACGGCATTGTCTGCCAGTTCGAGAAGCAGGCCGTGCTCGCGGTACATCTCAAGAAGCTGTATGCCGTCTGTTTGAGTGCGGCCGCGACTGGCAGGGTCGATAGCTCCGGGAATCCAGACTCCACGAGCCTTGATTGACTGCGCATGCACGACAGGCTCGGCATCTCCTCGATAGTGCTGCGAGTACAGGTATGTCGTTTGCGTCGATTGGTCGATCGCGCCCCATATAGCCGCCGTCCGATTCCACCCTACATCCATGCCGTAAGCGCGAGGGAAGTGCTCAGGAAGCGCGAAATCCGGCACTACGATGTCAGACTCTGGAACGGGGTAGATTGCGCCACTGCCGAGCGCTGGAATGCCCTTGGTGCGTGCGTCACGCTGGAATGGCATGTAGCTGGCGAACAGCATCTCCTTGACGCGCTCATCGAGGTGCGGCACATCGTCCCACGTTGCCATGATGACGAAGCGGCTTGACGCCTCGTCGGTGCAGTCCTTGATGTCGCCACCAGGAAGAAATGACATCACGACATCACTCAGCCCAGACAGCGGGGTGAAGGTGAGCAGCATCAAGCCTTTGGTCGTCGCCGTTCGCGTCAGGCATTCTTCGTAGACATCAGCAGGCGGTTCCTCGTCGAGCCAGATAAAGTCCTGTTCTGTTCCTTGGAATGAGAGTCTTCCCTGATCGTAGGATTTGAATCCAAGCCGAGAAACGCCGCCCGACTTATGCTGCACGAAGACCGCCTCAACGCCATCCGGGACGCCTGGTTGCGGGACGATTCGCAGCAGGCTATCTACTGGAAGCATTCCGGTCCCGCGAGCGTCTTTTGGCCCGAGCAGCTTGTCTGCCAGGATGTCTCGCACCGTCTGCCGAGTGTCGCCAGCAGCCCATCCTCTCGTCGGCTTGGTGAAGCGCTTGCCTTTCCACCACTTCGGATATACGCCGGTCATGTGCAGCGCGACTTCGTAAGCGCCGACTCCCTCCGTTTTGCCTACCCTGTTCGCGGCCATGAACATCCGCTGCTGGTACTTCTGGCCGGCATTGAAGAAAGCCATGTGCTTCTGGTAGAGATCGCGCCGCAGCGGTCCTTCGTCGGGATAGTAGGTCAGCCATTTGCGGCCCATGATGCGCCGCTCGCGCTCGATCAGGAGCCCTAGCAGCTCCTCGCGGTGAGCCCTGGG